TATATTTTTAACATCATAAAACGTGAGTTTGATATAAAGCAGGGTATTAAGTTTGAATTGTTTGGTACGGATGAGCTCGTTAATTTAGATAATCCTTTAGTTTCTGTGTTAAGAGCTCTAGTTGATCTTTCGCTAAAGCGTATGTCCTTAGGGGACACGCCTGGTGGCGTTGCCACTGATTGCTTGAAAGATGAGCTAGTCTCTGATGCAAAACGACAGTCTTTTAAAACTCGAATTTTCCTTTCCTTTGATTATCATTTCCTCATTATTTGTACTATGTACTTTTGGGGGTTTGCCAAATGGCTTACTGATAATCGATTTGCTAACATGTGCTGTATTGGCACTAATCCTTATACCGAGTGGAATTTGTTATTTCTTTTACTGAATTCCTTCTCGAAGAAGGGTATTTATGGTGATTTCCGCATGTTTGATAAAACACTTAATTTACAAGTGATGAGAGCTGTACAAGCGCTCTATCGTGTTTTTTATGGTGATTATGACCTTATTGCCAATAAGTATAGAGACCTACTCTTTGAAGAACTCCTTAATTTGGTACACGTTACTCCCTTAGGGGGGGTTGCGTTACTATATCAAGTCTGGGGTTCTAATAGTAGTGGGAATTTTCTTACTGGTATTATTAATTCTATAGCAAACATTAATATGATATATTGTGCTTGCTGTCATATAATCCTTAAAGAAGCTAAGTTGAGCTTTTTAACATGCGGTGTTGCCGATTTACCCTTAAAAATAATCGACCCTTTGATAAGAATTTTTGTTTATGGAGACGATATCTGCATATCCTCTGTAGATGATCGTTTAAACTTTAATTCTATTCAAACTGCACTTTATGAATTATTTCAGGTTGATTTTACCGATGATACGAAAGTTGATGGTATTATTCCTGATTTTAAAAGCCATTTAGATGGCTCGTTTCTTGGTCGCAAGTTTCTACCTCATTTATGGTTAGGCCATAATGATGTGTCTTGTCCTTTGCGTCTTGATTCTATTCATGATAGTGTGCTCTTCTATAAAGGTGATCGTTCTTTAAAAATCTTATGTGATAAGATTGATAATGCCTTTAAAGAGTATTCTCTACATGGTGAAGAAGTATTCAATATTCATGCCAAGTTATTGGCTGATGCGTCACAT